ATATACGATAACATATAAAAATTATGTTATTTTAGCACTAATTAAAATTGCATATTCAATAATTGGCAATTTATAATCAAATATTTTGATTATAAATTATTTGATAAATGGGGGGGAAGAATTTTCATTTTTTAAATTGCAAATAAATTGTGAAACATTGCGTGTTTGAATATTTACAACAATAAATTGCGATGAAAATAAAAATTTTATAAAAAACACCAAAAAAAAAATAACCATAAGTATGATGTGTAATTTAACTAGTTATATAATTTTAATACAACAGGTTAAACTACAGATATAATGTATCACATCGAACTACTATTATCTACATGCGAAATTAAACTTAACAATTGTATCTTTGAGTTTTTGTAAATCCGCAATATTAGTATATATTTTTATTGTATATAATATAATTATATTTTTTATTTTATAACTCGATTGTTTTTTTAAATGACATGTAATATTTTATATTATAAGCAAGAAAATTTATCACATCATCTAATACTTTCAATCTATTAATATGATATGGTCTAATAATTTGAATAGTCTCATCATAAGTAAACCATCCAATTGCTCCAATTTCTATTTTTTGACTTGGTAAATTTAAATTAACATTTTCCATATTACCTAGACTTAGATAATAACTATGTTTATAATTTAAATTATTTGTACCTCGAAATATTTCATTTAATGGATATATTCTATCTAAAACACTAATGTGATCTAAATTTATTCCGGTTTCTTCTGCAAATTCTCTAATTGCACAATCTAAATTTTTTTCATGCAAATTTCTTCTACCTTTTGGAAATCCCCATTCTGGTTGTTCAAATAATATATTTATTTGATCATCTAATAAATCAATTATTTTATTTTCCATAATATATTCAAATTTTGATTTGGATAATGCAAATTCTTTAATATGTACTTTAGTATATATATATTTGTCTTTTGATGATAATTTATCTAAATTTATTTGAAATAATGTTTCATTAATAGTATCTAAATTTTTTATCGAATTTTCATCATATGGCAAATCAGCATATTTATTGTCCCATAATTCACTCCATATATGTTCAAAATTATTGTTCTTTAAAAAATTAATTTCTTCATGTGTCATTTGATTTAACAAAAATAAAATAGATTTATAATCTAAATTATTATATCTACCACGAACAAATTCAATATATCCAACTGTATTTTTACGTCTAATTAATAAAAATTTAATTTTTGGTTTAATTAAATCAATATATTTAGATATATCATTTGATTGACTATTTTGACGGTTTTTTTCATTGAATTTTAATATATTAATATTTTTTAAATAATAATTGTTTTGTCTGTATTTTTCTGCAATGTTCTCTATAATATACTTATTTTTAAAAAAATTTGTTAAACTAGTGTCATTTAAACATATATTTATAATACCAATTGATGTAATTGGATCTTTACATTTTTTATAAATATGTCCATATTTTCCACAATTACTACAATATATTTTATTTTTTTGGTCATATGATGATTCAGTAAATCCATTATTAATTATACTTGATAATGAGGTGTTGGTTAAATCCATTTACTACTCTTTATTAGTTAATAATTTTCTAAATTAATAATAAAAATAAATAAAAAACATAAATGTAAAATATAAAATGATAATTTTATATTTTTAACTAAATTTCCATTATATAATCAGATATATTGTTTTCATTAATATTTTCTTCTACCTCGTTTATTTCACCATATTCGACATTTTTGATATTATCTACATCATCTTTTTCTTCCAAATCAATATACATATTTGCAATAATTTCTTCATTAGTTGCATAGTCATTAATAAAACCTAATATACCTATATTTGTTTCGCCTATAAACGATCTTTTTGATTTTACAGTTACTTTTACATGATCACCTATTTTTAATGGTTGATTTGTTTTTATGTTCAAAAGTTGATTAGAATCAGTTGTACTAAATATATTATTATTTATGTCAGTAAATTTAACAATTCCTGCAACTGGACCATTTTTTACCATAATTGCCTGTTTGATAATTTGTTCAACTTTCATAATAATTTGATAACCAGGCAAAGGCACACACACATTTGCATTATATGTTACATTAAATGCAACATTTCCAGATAAATCTTCTGGAATTATATAACCATTATAATTTTCTATATTATAAATATTACATATTAAGCCAACATCAATACACTTTTTTTCAACTTTGTTTTTAAGATTTTTTTTTAAATTTATGTATAGTTCATTATTTAATTGCCATGGATATAAATGTACTACATCATGTAATTTCATGTTAATAAATATGTTTTGTAATGCCATTATTAAATTAAAATATATAATAATTTTAAGTAATTAATAAATATTATTTCAATATTTTTATATTATAGTATAATATAAATATGTTTAGACCACTGGCTCTAATTGTAGGAGGTATTGCAATGTTATTAACTGTTGATAAAAAAGAAAAATCTAAAACACAATCTAATTCAAATAAAACATCTGAAACTTCACCAGTACAACAATTAAATTCAAATAAAACATCTGAAACTTCACCAGTACAACAATCAAAATTACAATCTAATTTAAATAATACATCTGAAACTTCATCAGCTCAACAATCTAAAACACAAACTGCTCAACAATCTGCACAACAATCTGCACAAACTGCTCAACAATCTGCACAAACTAAAGTACAACAACGTGGTGGATATAATAACACATTAATAAATTTTGTTATTACAGAAGAACAATTTGGTAAAGGAGTTGCAACATCAAATGCCCCTATTAGTGAAAACAAATCACCAATAAAACAATCAACACCTGTTGTTAGTGAAAGTAAAGAAAGTAAAGAAAATAAAGTACAAACACCAACAAAACAACCTTCATCAGTTGTTAGTGAAAGTAAAGAACAATCACCAAAACAAAATGGTGGTAATGTATTGTTACCAGTTGCAAGTGAAAGTAAAGAAGGTAAAGTACAATCACCAACAAAACAACCTTCACCAGTTGTTAGTGAAAGTAAAGTACAATCAACAAAACAACCTTCACCAGTTGTTAGTGAAAGTAAAGTACAATCACCAAAACAAAATGGTGGTAATGTATCGTTACCAGTTGCAAGTGAAAGTAAAGAAAGTAAAGTACAATCACCAACAATACAACCTTCACCAGTTGCAAGTGAAAGTAAAGAAGGTAAAGTACAATCACCAAAACAAAACGGTGGTGGTGTATCACCACCACAACAACCTTCACCAGTTGCAAGTGAAAGTAAAGAAGGTAAAGTACGATCACCCAAACAACTTTTGCCAGTTGCAAGTGAAAGTAAAGAACAATCACCAACAAAACAAACAGGTGGTTCTGAAGTTAATTTAGAATCAGAGATAGTTCTTAATTTAATTGATTTAGAATAAATATTTTTTTTATTCAATAACAGTTATCCATTTTTTTTCGAATATGAAACCATGATTTTTTAAAAGTTCAGAATATTCAGTTAATTCATCATTATTATTTGTCAAAGTAATTTTATATTTTGCCAAATTTTTATTTATTGTTCCTTCAAAAATTCCATTTTTTATATTTTCATATTCATAAGTAATTGAAAATGAAATTTTTGATTGTAATTGTTCAATTATATATTTTACTCGATCTTCTAAATTCAAAGGGAAAGGATAAATATTATGGTTTGTAGGAATTATCATATATACATATTTATTATTATCTTTTGTTGTACTGAATTTTTCCAAAAATAATAATCTATTTCTAATTATTTGACAAACTGTAAAACGTGTATCATTTTCATATTTTTCTATATTTTCAATACCAATCTGTTTTGCAATGTCAAATAATAATTTTTTTTCCTTGCTTGTATTACAAACAGCACCTTTGAGACTAGAAATACCTGTTCCACGTTTTTTCATTAAAATTTTATCTCTTTTAGGTCTTAATTTAAATATATCATTGCTTGATTCAACAATTGATTTAATTCTAGCGGAACCTTTGTCAATAATACCTACATAAATGAATTCTTCTTTGGAATTATAATATTCGATATTTGAAAAATCATATGCATCTGATTTTGTTGTTTTTATTTTTTTTAATATTGGTTCTTCAATTAAAACTTCATCTTTTGCATTTTTATATTCAAATGTATTTTTGATAAAACTATGTATTGTTAAATCATTAGATAATTCAGATTGATAATTTGAACGATACCACATTGGTACATCTTCATTTTGATCAAATGGTTGAAAAATATAATATTTATTACGATAAATTAGATATCCTGGTTTATTATATTTATCGTATATGGTATCTTGAAAGTTATTGAAATCATTTTCATTTGTAGGTATTAATTCATATAATGCTTGATGAACAAAATATTCATCAAATAATTCTTGTTTTTCTCCAATATACGAAGATCTAACTTTATTTTCTAATTCATCTAATATATATACATATTTATATTTATAAAGTTCCTTAATTTTCTCTTTGACGAAATTAACTTCATTTTTCTTGAGAATATTCGTAAATGTGGTATAATCTAATTTTTTACGTGAAATCTTTTTATATGTCTTTATATTTTCATCATAATATTCATCATTCAAACCATTGTCAAAACATTTATAATCGCATTTTTGAAAATCACATGTTGCAGGACATAATATTGCAGTTTCTTTTTCAGTTAATGTTAATTTTCCATACTCTAATGGAGGAATACAATCTTTGTATTTTTCAACCTCTTCCAAAAATATATTTCCATTATTATTTAATGGACAATCAAATGATGCTTCTTTCAATACTCTTTCAATATCTTTTACCAATATATATTTATATTCTGCTTTTTGGTAAAGTTCTTCTTCCGCAGACAATATACCGTGAGGAGAATTACTTGGTAAACTAACAACATACTTATAAATATTTACCTTGGGAAATGGATTTTGATCATTTGTTACTTTGTAATGTACACATCTTCTTATTGCTCTACCTATTACTTGATGTACTCTGCCAAAATTATAATATACATCTAATAAATGAACTTCTTTAACATTTTTTAATGTAATTCCTTCATTCATTACTCTGGAACCTAAAACTAATTTAATATATTTTCCATCTTTATTATTAATATTATTAAAATGATTATTTAGTATAGCCATTCTAGCTTCGGGAATATCTTCTTGGGTATCTTCATTTTTACCAGTAAACGTTATAAATGTAGCTGGATGAAAATTTTGAATATTCAAGTCTTTTTCTCTAAATTCTTTATATGTAAGACCTGTAAGTGAATCAATTATATCGTCTTGTATATTATAATTTTTACTTTCCATAAATTCTAAATAACCATTTTGTAATAATACTTCTTTGAATAATTCAATTCCTACTCGAACTAAATTAGAATATACAAATATTGGACCAATACTTTTTCCAATAGTTTCTAAACAAGTATAAAATTTAATCGAAAAATGTTTTAAGTTTTCTTTTTTAAATATTTTTCCACCTAATGTTTTTTTTTTCTCGTCGTCTACTAATAATTCATTTGGATTTGGATATTTACCATCAAAAAAATACTCATTTATTTTACTTAACAATAACTGTTTATTTGCCTTTAATTGATTCCTTACATTATTTATCCCATCTTCTCCAGATAATCCATGTAAATTTATTTTATCATTACTTAATCCAGGAAATACAAAATTTGCGACTGATTGAGATCGTCTATCTAATGTATCATCTGTTAATTTTAATATATTTTCATATGCATTTAATTGAAATTGATCCATTAAACATCTTGTTACTTTAGTAAAATTTAATCCTGGAGGAACTTCACCATGTTCAATTCCTTCTGCATAAATTAATGGATTTGCACCACGAAAATGTGATACATATCCATTTACCATCTTACGTAAATATTCACGTCCACCAGGCTTAAATTCCATTGTATGTCCTGTACCAGTAAATATCTTATCGCGCTCAATTTGATCATCATTTGGTCTCAATAAATTAATTAATTCAATAATATCGTCACCTAAATTTTTCATAGGAGTTGCAGTCAATAGTACAACTTTTAAATTTTTTGAGTTTTTAATTATTTTTTTAACAGAATCACCATATTCATTACCAGTTAAATTATGTGCTTCATCAATAATTAATACAGTGTTATTTAATGAATCTATTTTATCTATTGCTACTTCACGTTCAATATCACCTTCTGCTGTTTTACGATATGATTTTTTTAATTTGGTTTTTATATCTGATTGTTTTTTTTCAACAATTTTTTGACCAAGAACTTTTTTCTGAAAACTACGAAATGACATTATTTTATAATATTGCATTGCTTGTGCTTTAGCTTGTTTAACAGCCTTATTACGTTCAAATTCATCTAAATAACCTATTGTTTGATTGTAATCTTTTAAATATGTCTCTTTGGCACAAACTTCAACCAATTCATTTTTCCATTGTTCACGAATAAATGGACCTGTTACCAAAATATGTATCTTCGTACCATATTTCTTAACCATATTTTTGAAATTTTCAGCAATCGCAAATGCAGCACATGTTTTACCTGTACCCACGCCGTGAAAAGCTAATACACCACTATACGGTGTATCTGGATTAATAAAATTACTCAATAGTGTTTGTTGAGTTTGTAATTGAATTTTTTCACCACCGCATTCACGATCACGGTATGCTTTAATATCTTCATAATTAGTTATTGCTTTACGATCAGGAACTTTATTATAATAATATTCGCGTTTTTTATAAATTTGTGTTTGAAAATCAAGTTCTGATGGATCTGGATAGGAAAAATTAATTTTCATTAGATTAAGTAAATTATCAATATCATCATTTTTAATTTTATCAGACATTATTTTAAATTTAACATATGTTAAGATATTAATTTATTTTTTTATAATTATTATTTATTACAATGACAATATCATTAATTTATGTATATTAATATTATTAATATTATAATTATTAAAATTTTTGAATTTTTTATAGTTTAATATATATGTATAATTAAACTATAAAAAATGGATGTTATTAACATTGAAAATATTAATAATATAGAAGATATCAATAATATAAATTCAATTGTTGGATTCAATAAAAAAGAAAGCACAAAAGATGCAATTTTATTAGGTTTTACCGATATTATTGTTGATTTTTTATCAAAAACAAACAATATAAATAAAACCAAACTAAAAAAAAATATTTTTGATAAATTTATCAAATTTGGTATATTTGACCAAAGTATCCATTTAATAAATACAGATGAAATAAAAACTAAAATTATGTCTATTTTAATGGAAAATGATTTTGTTTCTGAAGAAATTACATTAAATGATATCACTTTAAATATTAATGATAATATAATCAGTAAATACATATTTGCAAATACTTGTTATGAATTAATTGGTTCTGGATCATTTGCAAATGTATATAAAATAAAAAATATGTTTGATGATAAATGTTATGCTGTAAAAAAAATTGGTGTTAATTGTACAGATTATATAAAAATTTTATCCGAAGTAAAATTGATGTCAGAATTATATGATACAAACATTGTAAGATACCATACTACATGGATTGAAACAATTGATAGAACTAATAAAATAGATAATACATATAAATTAATTAATGATTCTACATTGATACAAGTAAATAATGAATTATCATTATGTAGTACAGATTCTACATATGATGAATTAAAATTTGATAAATTTATATATATTCAAATGGAATTATGTAAAATGACACTAAAAGGATACATTGCTAATAATGTTTTAACAAATGAAGAAAAAAATAATATCTGTTTACAAATTTGTAATGGCATTAAATATATTCACCATAAAAATATTATTCATCGTGATTTAAAACTTCAAAATATTTTTATAGCTGATGACAATACAGTTAAAATTGGTGATTTTGGTCTTGCTACAAAAATATATGATGTTGGATACGAAGATGTCGGTACAGGAGGATATATAGCTCCTGAAGTATATGAATTTAGATTATATTCATATAAATCCGACATGTATAGTTTAGGAGTGATAATGTTAGAAATATTCATGGATTTTAAAACAATGATGCAAAAATTTTTATTTTTAGAAAATATTGACGTTAATAAAGAAATTATAGTTAATAATAATATTGACAAAGTAATAAGATCACTATTAGATAAAAATCCAGATAATAGAATGGATATAGATATGGTTATTAAGCATATGGAAAATCAATTTCTAGAAAAACTTGAATAACATGATATAGCATCTTATTATTTTCTAAAGAATTCATAATTTTATTATTAACCAAAAGATTTAAGAAATTAGATGTTAAACAGTGGTAATATAAATAAAAATATATTTAAAAATAAATGGTAAAATTTAATATTTTAGCCCAAAAAACACAATATTAAATCGATGCTCTCGAATTATCAGTCT